AATCAACTCAAATGATTTGTCAACGTTGTTGTCTTAAAAGTAAAATTTGTTCTTAATAAACTGATCCAATGACGGATACTTCATCTCCATCATCAAACTATCATCAAGACGGATCTGTTTTGTATGTCCCGCAGTTTCAACCACCTTAATATCTTCCAGATCAATCTTGACAGGGATAGATGTCTCGCCATCATCAGGTGCTACGATATTTACCTCTACCTCCTCACCGACAGACTTACCTCTGATGTTGAGGAACAAGAACTCAATGTCAAAGGTGGGTAACTCTTCGACCTTAATACCTCTAGTGGAGATACAGTTCTTGATAACCGTCTTGATAGCGGTAGTGATATGTTTTGTATCCTCACTCTCCAATGCAAGGACCAACAACTTCTCTTCCTTAACTAGGAAGGGTCTGAATTTAATCTTCTGTTTGGTAGAAGGCAACTCAAGTTCATAAGTTGGAGTAGCAATCTTTGGTAAAGGCATAATATCTAATAAAGATTTCAGTAGTAATATTTATCTACGTTTTTTACGTTTTGGTGGGGTGATGCCGAGGTCAATCTCGGTCAGGACTTTGAACTCAATACCATTGTCTTTTGCATACTCCGCAGCAGCATTCCATTTGGCTTGGTTGATAGCATAGGTGGTAGCCTCTCTAATAAAAGTCTTAGTCACCTTACCTGGTTTCTTTGTAGGTTCCTTACACTGTTTGGCTGGTTTGATTTCGATGATGTATCGACACACTCTACCATCCCTGTGTCTGATTTGTACAATACCATCAGGATAGTATCGATGAACTCTATTGTCAACCGGATGCACATAAGGAATACTAAACTCCTCTGATGCATACTTAAGGACAGCATCGTTCCTATCACACCACTTAAGAAAGTGGAGTTCCCAACTACTCCTGTAACATATGTTCCTCACATCGCCCATATATTTTTCAGGATGCAGAGGGTGAAACCTACCTTGATGGTACTTAGAATCCCTGGGCATCAGTTATACATAGTATGATAGTAGTAAGTTATTTAGATGGCTAGTAGAGGAGGAGTCCCCGACCCTAAACCGATTAAGACATCGGAACTTAAGAGTAGGATAATGAATGTCGCTACTCCTAACAACTACTTGGTTAGATTTGCACCCCCAACTGCCGTACAGAGTTTCATGAACCAAAGGGGTATTTCATACTCCACAATTGGTGAGGACATTGAGTTGAGATGTACCAGGACTACCACACCTGGCACATCTTTTTTGACTCACTCCGTACCATCCGACTATCAAGGTGTCGTTGAAGAGATTCCATACAGAAGAGCATATGAAAATAGTATTGAAATGACTCTTATTGTCGATAATAATTATGACACTCAAGTATTCTTTGAGTCATGGGTAGATTACATGAGTGGAGTTGGTATCACTGCACCAAGAGAAGCTTATAAATCATCAGGTGGTAATTATAGAATGAGTTATTATGCCGGGGAAGATACATATAAGACAAACATTTTTCTCACAAAATTTGAGAAAGACATTTCTAATTTTGAGAACATTAAAAAATCTAGGGAAAGAAAACCAGGTTTACAATATACATTCGTTGATGCATACCCTAAACAAATAAATAGTATGGAATTAAATTATGGACCTGCAGAGGATTACTTGAGACTGGTTGTAACCTTTGGTTATTCACGTTACGTAAGCGAAAGAATTAATCTCAAATGAAATCATTTCATCAGTTTTTAGAAGACTCAACTTCTGATACTCAAGCTTCTATTGGTTCTCCTGGTGGGGATTCTTCTGCTCCAGATATACGATACGATAATGGATTTAGGAAGAGACCTAAGACTGGTATTGGTGCAGCGTTGAGGGATAGGTTGAAGAATAGAGGAGATAAGAAGAAGCCAGAAGGTGCAGGTAAACCAGGAACTGATGGACCAGGACAGAGACCTGATAGAACACCTAGTCCCTATCGTCAGAAGACACAACGTGACCAGGGTGGTGCTCTTGCCAAGAGACCAGAGGAGAAAGGTTCAATGGTTCAGAGAAAGACTGCTGCAGCCAAACAACCACCTCAACATAAACAATTGGCAGCACGTCCAGCATCTACTGCCATGGCTGGTAGCAGACAGAAAGCAGCTATCAGACCAGCACCTGAGAAAAAAGCATTACCTCAAGGTCAAACAAGACCAGTACAAGGTAGTCCACAAAGAAAACAAATAGCAGCACAACCTGTAAGAAAGGCACTACCACCTGGCAATGGATGATGCACAACAACGATATCTAAACAGTTCTATCAATCGTTTCACCGATGATGCGGAAGTTAATCGTATCAAAGCATTGAGGGATGAAGAAGAGATGATGATTGCGATCATCACTAAATTAGATGATGATGTAGATGTCGTACCAGACACAGGTCAATACTTTACCTTTGAGTACAGAGCCAAGACACCTATGATTACCTATGATAGGTTCCCTCTTGTCGCTGTGACATCTATCTATAGGTGGGGTTTCGTTGGACTGAACTATCACTGGGATGCATTCAGACGATATACATGGGAGGAGATCACTACCAATCTCTACAGGATCTATCCACTAGAACTTAAGACCATGAGAGCTATTCCATATCAATATTTCACGATAAATAACTAAAATTATCCTAGTGTAATGGCAATAATTAAATCCACTAGAGATTGGCAAGGAGTGACTGTAGAAGAACGTATCAATACAGAGACTGGACAGATAGAAATTTATGCTCCTCCCGGAAAATATACCTCTACTCCACTCAAATTAGCAGAGACATATCAAGATGGTGATAAAAACAAATGGAGAATCAATAACGAGGAAAGATATCGGTCCTTCGTTAATGATGCTAGGAAGGGTCAAAATCAAAGACCACTAACCCAAGATAAATTTGAACAAGAATTTTATAAAGAAGGAGCGCCTTTATTCAACAATGATAGAGCAGCTACATTAAACAACAATGATAATTATTCAACACAGCAGGAGGCTAGAATTGCAAGAGAAGCATTCTATGATAACAATGTCCCTCTTATAGTCAATCCCGACACTGGAAAACAGGTCAGTTCCCTTGGCGTAAAAACTACTGAAAATATCAATGGAGAACAAGAGAACGAGGAGGATAATGATAATGATAATCCCGTCATTGGATCAAGTTCAGATCTTTTAGATGTTGCTAATGATCCTGCTGGAAATAGAGGAGGAAATAAAGGAAAACAACTAAGATATCCTATAAGAATCACTGGACCTTTTGAATATGATTTCATTAGTATAACTGCACATGATTATAAACCCTCTGGAATAGGGATTGGAGATAAGCAGTTTGAGGAAGATAAAAATTTAGGAACACCATATGAAACAGTGATTCTTCCTATGCAACCTCAATTATCTGAGACTAATGGAGTTAATTGGTCTGATGATAAACTCAATCCAGTTCAAGCAGCTCTTGGAAAGGTTGCAGTAGATTTAATTGGTGCAGATAGTCTGGGTGCTGCGGGTGATGCAATATCTCAAGGGTTTAAAACATTTGGAGACATAGTTAAGCAGCCTGAACTAAAACAATTTGCCAGTGCATATTTTGCAGGTCAAGCTGTTGGCGCGAACATCGTAGGTAGGACAACGGGTATGGTTATAAATCCTAACCTAGAACTTTTATTTAATGGACCCAATCTTAGATCATTCAACTTTAATTTTAAACTCACACCTCGTAGTAAAGATGAGGCCGAAAGATGTAAGGAGATTATCTATACCTTTAAACGTAACATGGCTGTGTCTAGAGCTCCTGGCAATCTTTTTCTCAAATCACCCAGGTTATTCAGACTAAAATATATTTTTAAAGGTGGTGATACTCAACACCCATATCTAAATAAATTTAAACCTTGTGCGTTGACAAACTTCTCTGTCAATTATACACCCGATGGTTCTTATTCTACTTTTGAAAATGGTTCAATGACACAGTATGCTCTTAACATGTCATTCACCGAAGTCATGCCAATTTATGCTGAGGATAATAAGTCAACCTCAACCATTCCAGCCGACATGGGATTCTAATGTCAAGACCTTACTTCGATTACATTCCTAACTTTGAATACGTTAGTAGGACTAAAGATGGTCAACAAATTTCTGACTACACTATCGTCAAGAACCTGTTCAAAAGAGGTAATCTTAGACAAGATATCTTTGGTGACCTCACTTTCTTCACCAAGTATAAGATTGTAGGAGATGAGAGACCTGATAATATTGCATTAGATATCTACGGTGATCAGAACTATGACTGGGTGGTGATGTTGTCCAACAACATCATGAACCTAGAGACAGAGTGGCCATGGAGTCAACAAGCATTTAACAACTATCTCCTTGATAAGTATGGTAGTTATGAAAAGATATACGAGACTAAAGAATACGAGACCAACGAGATTACTGATAGCACAGGAAGAATTATCGTACCTAAGGGACTGGTAGTACCACAAGACTACAGTATCACATTCTATGATACAGGACTAGGACAGATGGTGACTAGATCCTCTACCTTCCCCGTGTCAAACTATGATTATGAAAATAGAATCAATGACGCAAAGAGAAATATATTTTTACTTAAGCCAATCTACCTGTCTGTGATTGTAGATGATATCGAAGAGAGCATGCCATACATTCCTGGTTCAACTCAATATGTGTCTGACAAGTTGGTAAGAGGAGAAAACATTAGACTCTATCCTGGAACCTAATAGGGCAAAAAAATACCGGGAAAATTTTT